ACGGATTTCTCCCTTTCGGGAATCATAAGGGAATCGAGTGGAAACTTTATGTACTCCCTTGTTTTTTACTGTCATTGAACTTGTATCTTTTGGCGAAGGTACAAGATTACGTTTCCCAAGGCTCGAATTGAAGCCCCTGGAAGCGATGTCTCCGCTTATTTTTTTCGCGTCTCTCATTTTGTAGCTCCTTGGATTTATGGTTACGTTCTACTTTCCTAGTCCTGAAACGTTTGTCTCTGAACATCTTTGCTATCACTTGGTTCTCGATCTCATACTTAGCTTTCTTGTCTATTATTCTCACATTATTGTCCTTTTTAAAGGGACACATCCTAGATTAAAATAAGGAGGAATAGGACGTTTTTCTTCTTCAGCTTTCTTAAAGAATTCTGTATGTTTCTCAATACACGATTGGTGACTTGGAAACGTAGCTATTACTTCTCCATGTTGAACTTGAATAGGAGTGGTTGTAAGGTTTAAGTGTATTACGATAAGTAGCCAGATCATTCCTAGACCTTAACCCATACATTCTCATCTTCGTGACTCACTTCAGCAGTGTTCATAAATGATTTTATATTTTCCTCTAGTTCTTCTACTCTACGGTCATTATAGGCGATAGCTTCATCAGCAGCCATCTGTTCTACCCAGTAGTTAACTCCCATAGCGAGAACATCTATTCTATCGTCATACTGGAGTGAACCTTTATCTCTGGTAAGACGAGTCATTTGATAAAATAATTGTCTACGAGGTTCTTCTTTATTCTCCTCGTAGTCTCTTTCAGCTTCAGTTAAACTTATAATCAACCTATGTTGATTCATTATAGGCTCTAAAACATCTATAATTCTTGCTTCTTTCTGCTTAGAATGTTTAATTTCCTCTACATGACACTGGTGAAACTGGTTTAATACAGGTTTGAACAGCTCTGTATACATACCATCACCAAAATTAGCCTCTATTTCTATTACATTTACCTTATGAGCTTGTGCTATTAGGGCTAATTTACGTAATGTAGGCTTATCGTAGCCACCTTTCAGTCCACCTATAGCTAATACGAAGATTCTACCATTTAATATCTTGGTAACAACGTATCCTGTCTCATCAAGACCTCTACCAGCAGGATCTATGTGCATCGCAGCACCAGTATACTCGTAATAATCTGTAGAAACCTCGAAAGGCTTATAGAAATAGTCTCCTGCGAGGCCAACCGCAGGTAAATCCATGAGTTCATCACGCGCCCATTGGACTCTACCAGGAGATTTTTCAGTATTTAAAGGGATTACAAGTAAATCTCTAAGCTTAAGTGGGTATCTCTGGTCATCTTCACCGGAAGTATCCAGCATAAACTGTAAGGCAAACCCTGATTTACCATAAGATGCTTCTCTTTCTACTAAATCTAGGTCATCGAACCTGAAAGGGTCTGTAGGCTGTCCTACGGTCTTTTCTAATGTAGAGATGAACGGAGCTAGCTTAGTCCCATAAAACGTCTTTAAACGGCTCTCAGGCATCCTGGCTGGCCATATACGACACTTATAACCTCTAGTCTGGAGATTAGTGTAGAGACTCTCTTCAACTTGAGGTGTCCCTAAGTAAACTATGCGTCCCACTTTTGGCATTACTACAGCATCGAACTCTTTAACTACTTCTCCTAACTTATCTCTCATTACCTGAGTAAGAGCATTACTTAGAACTTCAACATCATCAGCAACAATAATATGAGCACGAGAACCTACTATTTGACCTGTGATACCAACAGACTTAACAGAAGGAGCATGGGAAGCCCTAGAGGGAGCGACATCAAAAGCAACATTAGAACTTCTCTGATCCTCTCTCGCTCTGAGATGTTGGAGGATCGGCATCTCATGAATGATTCTTTTAGTAAACGTAGAAAAGTCATCAGACCTCTGTTTAGATGCGGATACTACAAGGAATTTGAGCTGTGGATCACACAGTAACTTCCATACAACAAAAGCAGAAGTAATCCAAGATTTACCGACTCCTCTAAAGGCCTGGATAATAAGTCTCTTAGGCCCACTTTGGAGATACTCAGCGATGTCGTATTGTATAGGAGTAGGATCAGGTAAAGCAAGATGCTTCCAAGCGAGATAGAGAAAATTACGGAAATCATCTTTAATTAACTGAAGCTGACTCTTGTTTTGTTGGTGTTTCGTCAAAAGGGAGTTCCTCGACTAGTGATTTTATATCCTCGTTATTAGTACCAAGGCACTCAATATTGTTGTCTCTGAGGAACTGCCTTGCCACATTGAGGTGTGCAGGGGTAGCCTCACCAGACTTAATGTTTTCAGCCAGAGTTCTCGCAAGTAATCCATGAAGTTCTCCTAAGTCATTTACTGTACCGTTACTCATAATTACCTCGTTGTTGAAAAACGTTTACTTTTAGATGCACTTCTTCCAGAAGATACACTCCGTTTTCTGACAGAAACACTTCCTCTACTAATACCTAAACTTGTAGGTCCACCGCTAGAAGAAGGAGCACTACGCTGAATTGGAGGTGTAGATTCTTTACTTTCAGCAGTTTTTAACTTTGCTATATGAGGTGCTGCCCATCCTCTTATAATAGCCTTTGGGACACTACCTGAACCACACATATCAATCCCCTGTTAGTCTTTCTATTTTATCTTCTAGTTTATCAAGTACACCTTTTTCTCTTTCACATACTTCTTTGTATATATCATTATTTCTACTTACTACAGCTAAATCCTTAGAGACAACCTCAGGTGGATTACTTTCCATAAGCCACTTCTTAGTTTTCTCATTCAGTTTAACTTCATCATACCATAAGCATTCTTTAGAATAATAATCATCGTGATCGTAAAAGCCTATCGCAAAGTTAGCAGCAGGAGCTACTAATTCTGGAAGAATACTACATCCCATCGAGAACGTCAGGCATACCAACACGATCCCTAACTTTAGCCTTAGCTTCATCAATTTCTTTCTCCACTTCTGCTTTAGCAGCCATCCCTTTAGGATGATTGATGTTATTAAAGATATTACCTGCTAACCAGTTAAACATAGGCCACATAGTTCCTAGTATCGGAACTTTCTGTACCCATCTATCAGGTAATGCTCCAGTCACAACTGTAAACATAAGAACAATTTCTCCTGCTATTTGAAACCATCCTTGATTCATAAACATTTCCATTAGTAATTTACTCCTATTTCATGTTTCTTTTGTTTGTGATCTTTATCTAATTTAACTATTGTTGTCTTACATTTAGGACAATAAAAATCTTTATACCATTTATAATCTGTCATACCTTGAGATACCTGTTGCATCTCTTCTGAACACTCTTCACATTTTATTGGCAAACGTATATTCCGAATAAAATTCCAACTACAGCCATAAGCATCATTGATTTCCAACAACATCTATTCAGCATATCCATCAGTTAATCTCCTTATATCAGTTATTAAAGAACAAGGGATCATAGCAGTTCCCTTATAAGTTTTATTATCATCCTCCTTATTATAAGCTAATATAACATAGTCATCTTTATAACTTAAGAAAAAACCTATAGTATCATAGTGTACTTCTTTAACCTGAAGTGTATCCATTGTAACTTCATCTGAATGATCTACAGCATCTTTCCAAGTAATAATAACAGGAGTATCTTTCTCAACCTTCTTAATTAGTAGAAGTAATGGAGTTAATTTCATTTGTTTCATTTTGTTGTTAAACCTAACCAAGCAGCAGCAGCTCCTAAAGCTGTAGCTATAGCAGTACCTATCCCTTGTACTGTCTTTATTTTTGTTTCTATTCTATCAACTCTGTTATGTACTCTACGAATAGTTCCTTCGTTATCTTCTATTTCCTTGTTGTAATGGTCAAGAAGTTCGTTAATACGTTTATGTCTTAAAGCTTCAATCTCTTCATGATTTTTAAATTTCTCTGTTATATGTTCTTTTAATGATTGTATTTCTTCGGTCATTTAGGGTCTCTGTGCTCTACGAGCTACTTTAGCATCATATATAGCTTGATCAAAGGCATTACCAGCTACTCCACCATGTACCTCTTTAATATGATTCTCCATAGAGCGAGACATACCAAAATTAGCCATGTCCCTTTTCCAATTTCTCATAGGAGCATGAGTTGAGATTTCCGCTGCTTCATAAGCATCTTGAGCATCTTCTTCCTCTTGTGTAAATG